TACGCTACTGCGAAAATAGGCTCCACACCTGTAGAAGTACCAGCAAGAATACCAATGGACCCAGTAGGTGCAATAGCCCGGTTTGCCACAGGCCGACTAACACCGAGTCTGTCAGCAGTCTCACGGCTAACTTTATCTGAGATACCTTTGTAGACAGATAACCAAGAATGTAGTTCTGGAACGACTTCATAACGGTGTCCTCGCTGGATTAGCCATTCATGCATGCCCATCAAACCGAGACCTAAGCGGCGGTTCTTCTCGCGTGTCTCGTATACTTTATCGAAGGGCAACTGAGCGCGTAGTGTTCCGCACAATAGGAACTTAGTACCTAGCTCAACCACCTCAGCCATCTCGCGGATATCCTCCACGCGGCCCATGTTGATGGATCCCAAGTTACACACGTCACTGTCGTCTGCCGAGGTGACCTCAGTACACGCATTACGCAGTGTCTCGTTCTCTTTCTCGAAGAAGTTGAATGAGAAACCCGGTTCAGCGGTACGCATCGCCTGTTCTACGTTCTTGCGGAATACTTCACCAACATCACCTGTTTTGTAGTACTGCAGCAACCACTCAGTGTCGTAATTGACTGAGATGTTGGTCATGTCCAATGGCGCTGGGAAGTTAAAGTCTTCTTGCTTAATATCCCATAGAGTTTTCCCAGTGCTGCCAACTGGCATATTTTGCCAATCTTTTGCCATTAGGAATTCCATGATGTCGCCATGCTGCCAGTTCAAGGATGCATAGATAGCTGAACGGCGTGAGCCACCCTGCATTACTCTACGGCCAATCTCGTTGATCATATTCATCTTCGGGATAGGCCCAGAGGCTTGACCGCCTGTCTTCTGAATAGGAGTACCAGCAGCACGATAGACAGAATAGTCTACACCGATACCGCCTCCCGTCATTAGGCAGGATTCACTTTTCCAAGACAAGTTCGCCCAGTCTTCCCGAGTATCTTCTTCTGCTTTTAATAGATAGCAGTTGTTGAAGAACTTATTAGGACGCCCTGCGTAATACAGATAACGGCCTCCCGGGATAAATTTCATGTCCGTAATAAACTGCGCCAGACGTTCTTTCTCGTCTTTTGAAATGTATTCAACACACACGTCTTCTACTAATGTACGCGCTAGTGTTTCCCATGTTTCTGCACCTTCATGACGGTATTTATGATTGAAGATGTCCTCAGAGAATTTGCTTCGGAACATGGGGTTAAGGTTAGATTTAAAGCTGCTCATTGTTTTCCCTATACTAAATCTGTTAAATCTGGAGCCTGATAATGTGGGCCCTTGAGAACCTTGCCGTCAGACCTGTAAATCGGCTTTCCGTCTTCTCCCAGCTTGCTCATGTTTGACGCATGAACTCGCCGCACAGCCTCGTCCAAATTCCAGCCAAATGTAGCTGCGAACCCGTAAGTTACGTAAACGAGATCTGCTAGTTCTTTGAGGAGATTGTCTGGCGTAATAGCATCTGCAACTTCCTCAAATTCTTCTTTCACGAGATTAAAACGCAGCATGTCTTTGTCGCTGCCTTTCTCCCAGTAATGCCCCATAGACTGGCCATAAATGTTGGCAAATTGCTCAACCATCTCTAGGGGTGTATTTACGAGGTAGGTGTTAGGATCTCGTAGGGATTCATTACCCTCATCAAAATACTCAAACCCTACTATGTCTTCATTACTAATCACTTTTGTCCTCCTCCAGCTCCGCGATTAATCGATTGAGATACCATCGAGCTTTCCGCAGATCCTCGACGGGTTTTTTCTTGTACGGCCACCGCCACAGGTACTTGAAAGTGTTCTGCCAGAGGTATGATTGGTGCGTAGTAGGCTTGATTGCCTTAGAGTTACGCTCGACACCGTTGGCCATAGCGGCCATAGCATCTATGCACTCAATCTCTGTGCTATTGTAATGCGGAGGCTTTTCCACCATGTCGCTATCCATTTCAGGTACGACATAGCTATCTGCGATCTGTCTGTTTCGGCTATGCATCAGTTCATCTTGTCCTTATTGAAAGGGATGATCTTGCGTTCCTCTAGCGCCTCTAGAAGCTCCTCATCAGGCTCAAACACTATCTCTGGCTCGAGAGATCCGTCCGTAAGTTCCTTCAGGTGGCGTGCGAGTTGGCCTTGCATGACAAGCTCTTCTGCACCCAGATTAAGCTTCATGTTCATGCCGTTCATGAGGTCTACGAGAAAGTCTGATTTCTCTTCGTCCAGTCCCTCGTCTACATCCAAAGCCGAAGATACTGCGATACCTTCACCATCATCTGTAAGACTGATCAGGAAACAGATTGTGTTGTCGGGTAGATCATCAAATTTCATGGTTTTGCCTTTTTAACTGCTCGAAAAAAATACTCCGCATCCACTACTACGAGTGGTTTCTTGCGGTCTGCTTTGAGCACTGCGATCGACTTTCGAGCCTTACACTCGATAGAAAATGGCATCAGCTTACGGGCGGCTGGGCTCATCTGCACATCTTCGCCGCCGGCTCCCATGGATGTTGATTTGACATCATCAAATTCTAGCGAAGGACAGAGCTCTAGGATAATATCCCGTGTCCATTTCTGAAGGTTACGGCCCTTCGCTTTTGCTGAGGAAGTTTTAATCGACATTGGGGTAGACCGTGTACCACTTCCATGGTGGCGTTTGGGACTTGCTCGACGGGGACGGGCGGTACTCGACGGTCGGCCAACATTCTTTTTTGAAGCCGCAGAACATGCACGCTTTCTTGAGGATGCGCCCACCTGTCGGCCTTTTGTTGAACCTTTCTTCCTCGTCTTCGAAGCCTTTCTGAAAGGGGGCATCTCTTTCGATTGCCTCCACAGTAGCCTTACGCTGAGCTCGTATTGCCTTCTTCTCAGACGGTGAAGCAGTACACTCCACAACCTTCACTTCGCCGGTTGATTTATTAACTACGATCCAGCCCCCGGGCTCTTTCTTCTGGGCATCTGCGTATCCAAACAATTGGCCTACGTAGCCGAAGTCGTCCTCTTTAAGCAACGCCTCGAAACCATGAGCCCACTTATTGTCGAAGGCCCAAGGAGCTGAACTCTTGATGTCATAAATCTTGCCATCGATGTCGATGTCGCTCGTACCGTTAATCTCAGTTTTACTGACTTTTAACTTTACGTTGTCGCCATCACTCGTGACGTTAATACCAGCAGCTTCGATAATCAGACGTGTGATAACCTCGACACAATCCCCAATCATCATCCGCATGATATGGTTGTACGGCATAGGCCCTTCGTCAGCGCCCTTCTTCTTCATCTGCAGGGTGCAAAGAGGGCGTCCGACATTCGACATACGAATGCGGAAACTTTTCTCTTGTTCCTGACATAGCTGTTTTTTTAGCGCAGACACTATCTCCTCCGCGGCCTGTGCAAGCCGCGGCTCTGAGATCTCAATCGGTTTACCGTTAGATAAATCCTGCATCAAAGAGTGGATCTGCGCTTCCATTACTGAAAGCATTCCACTCTCCTTATTCGTAGGATTCTAATTCATCACCAAGTAGTGCGTCTACAAGCTCTCCAGACGATTGGTTTTCCATCATAGCTGCACGATAGGCTGCTTCGATGTTTGAATTCTCAATCGATGTCTGATTAGCAAAGACTTCTAGTGTCTCCACCAGCTCTTGTGTGATTGGTGCAGGTGTAGTGAAGTCCGGAGACCAGTCTGTGACGTGTGCCTTACCTTCAGTGTGTGTGGATAGATCCCACCATACATCTGTAAACTTTTTACGGTTCTGCTTCAAAGCACGTACAGCCTTATCAAATGGCATGTAGTTCCAGCCAGTCAGGAAGAACTGGACCGGTGCATTCTCGATGGTGCGTTCCTCTCCAGTAACTGTTTTACCGGTATAGGAGACGATACCTTTAAGGATACGCGTACACTTAATATCTTTGAAGGGACGACGAGCCTCTTCATCCATGTTCTTCCACGCTTGCCCTACAGGGCGCCCACAGGCAATCCCACCTTTCATATCACGAGCTTCCTGATTGAGGCTTGTCATGAGAATAGACTTATTGACCAGCTTATAAGTATCTGGATCAGTCTGGCGCCACTGAGTGTGATTTGTCAGAACACGCATCTTGATCTTTTGAGCGTATACCTGTTCGCCACCTTTAATGTAATACGAACCGGGTTTACCAATCACCCGCTCACCGTCTTCTGACATCACTGCGTCATAGACTACCTTTAAAAATGGTACTTGAATTTCCCCT